CATCATGCAGATTGATACACTTGGTACGAGATATGGTCTTTTACCAAGTGAAGTGTTAAAAAGAGGCGACACATTTGATTTGTACATTATGGATGCTGCGTTATCGTTTGAACGGTATCATCATAAGAAAGCAATGAACAATGGTAAAGAACCAATACAAGATTACATAACGCAAGAACAATTAGTAAAAATTGCACAAAGAGCGGATGAACAGTATGGCCAACTTAAAGATAAGTCTTAACACAAAAGATTTAGAAAAGAAACTTGATCAACTTCAAAAAGATTTAGATAAGTTGCCTCAAGAAACTTATCAAGAGTTTAAGAAAAATACTCCTATTAAGTCTGGTAATGCTAAACGCAGTACTAAACTAAGAGGTGATTCTATAGTTGCTGACTATGCTTACGCTGGTGTTCTTGACAAAGGTAGACATATGACTAACCGTGGTATGCGTGGTTCTAATCAAGCACCAGAAGGTATGACTAAGCCTACAATTCGTTTTCTAAAGAAACGATTAAAAGAAATAACAAAAGGATTCTAACATCATGGCTGAAAATATTAATATTAATATTAACGCAAAGGATAACGCATCAACTACCATTGGCAAAGTTAAAAGTAACTTAGCAGGCTTAAATGTTGCCGCAGCCAATACACAAAAAAATGTTCAACAACTTAATGCTGCGTTTCTTGGTTTTAGAAATGTTATTGGTGGTTTAGCAATTGGAGCAGTTGTTACAAGTGCGTTTAGATTAGCAGATGGTATGGTTGATGTTGCTAACGCTACTAACTTATCTACACAGTCAATATTAGGATTTTCAGAAGCAGTTGCCTTAAATGGCGGCGACATGGCATCAGCACAACAAGCCTTGGTAAAGTTCACGCAATCTTTGGGTGACGCTAAAAATGGTGCAACAGCATCACAACAAATATTTGCTAAGTTGGGTGTAAGTATTAGTGAGTTACAAACACTAAGCGAACAAGATATCTTAAGACAAACTGTTCAAGGATTAGGCAGCATAGAAAATGCAGCCACACGAGCAGCAGCAACAGTAGATGTGTTTGGTAGAAGTTTTGCTCGTGTTGATATCGCAAGTGTTAATTCACAACTTGATGAGTTTGTTGCACGAGCAGGCACAAGCGCACAAGCAGTTGAACAAGCAGGTGAAGTACAAGGTAGACTTAACGATTCATTTGCTGTATTCCAAATTGAATTACTAGCAGCATTAGGACCACTGAGTGAATTCTTATTATCAATAACTTCTAATCAAGAAACTATAAAATCCTTTATGGATACTATAATTAACTTAGGTAAAGTAATTGGCGCTGTACTTGTTTTGTCAGCGATACCTAAATTACTCACTGGCTTAGGTAGTGTTATAGGCGTATTTGATAAAGTTGACAAGTCAATAAGAACAACTCGCAACGGCGTAAGAAGTGTTGAAGAAGCATTTGGTCGTTTCCAAAGAGGAACAGCAGGTAGCAGAGGAGGCGCAGGACCATTTGCTGGTATAGCAAAACAAGTTGCCTTTACACTTGCTTCTATGGGCCCTCTTGTTGCTGCTACAGTTGCTTTTGGTGCTGCATTATTGTATGTTGCTAATATTGGTATAAGAAAAGTATTTGATGTAGACGCTATGGAAAGACTTACCGAGCGTGTTAGAGAAGTACGCGATGAAGTTGCAGGCTTGAATGAAGAACAAGCAGGTGCAGCAGCACAACAAGCCACTGACCGAATAAGAGAATTAAATGCAGAATATGAAAGATTAAAGAACATAGTAGGTGAAATTGATCTAGAAACTTTAGAAATAGTTTCTCCTGCTAGAATTCAAGCCCTTGAAGAAGAATTAGATAAACAATATGACTTACGAAATGTTGCTCGTCTAAGAGCCGAAGAAGAGCGTAAAGCAACAGAACAACGAGCACAAGATTCTGCTGAAGCAACAAGACAACTTGAGGCACAACGAGTAGCACAAGAAGCAGCAGCAGCCGCAGCAGCAGGCATACAGTCTACTATTGATACCATTGCTGGCTTAAAAGAAGAATTAATGTTGCTTGGTCTTACAGAAAGACAACAACAAGTTTACAATGCTACCAAACAAGCAGGCGCCAACGCAACACTAGAAGAACTATCGTTAATACAATCATTGGCTGGTGAGTTGTACGACTTAACAGAAATACGCGAACAAGATGCTGCTGCTACTGAAGCACAAGTACAAGCACAACAAGAAATGAATCAGGCTATCGCACAGTTAACTGAAAGTTATCAAGATGCAATCTCTGGTGCAGAAGCGTTTGTTAAAAATAAAGAAAGTGAATATCAATTTCAAAATCAAATTAACGAAACATATGGCGCTGCTCGTGATTTCTTAGAACAAATGGCAGAGTTTGATCAAGAAAGAATTAGCAACTTAGAACAATTAAAAGTTGCCGCAGAAGCAGCCGCTGCTAGTGGTGTAACTGGCGCAATGGCAGAGTATGATGCTGCTGTTCAATTGTATGACTTAAAACGCAAACAGTTTGAAGAGTTAGCAAGACTACAAGCAGAATTAAACAACAGTGCTACAAAAGGTGCTAAAGATGCTATGGCAAATATTGGTGCTCAATTTACACCATATCAAATGGCACAAGAGGCTATCCAAGATGGTTGGAATAAAATAGGATCAGCAGTTGATAATTTTATAGAAACAGGTAAGTTTAGTTTCAAAGACTTTGCTCGTTCTGTTATCGCTGACTTAGGTGCTATGATTGCTAAAGCAATGATCTTTAACGCAATCAAAACAGTATTTGGTTCTTTTGGCATACCCGGATTAGCAGCAGGTGGCCCAGCACAAGCAGGCAAACCTTATATGGTTGGTGAGCAAGGTCCTGAATTGTTTGTACCAAAACAATCTGGTACAGTTATTCCTAACAATAAATTAGGTTCAGGTACAGGTTCACAAGCACAACCCACTAATGTTACAAACAATGTATACAACATAAGTGCTGTAGATGCTAAATCAGTAGCGCAATTGTTTTATGAAAACAGAAAAACTATGTTAGGTACTATGAACATAGCACAAAAAGAATTACCATACAGTATGGGCTAATAGGATATTAACATGGCTGGATTACAAACAATAATTAACGCATCTTCTGGTATAACGATTAATCGTAGAAAGGTAGTTGGTGTACAAATTACAAGCAATCAAATACCAAGAACAAGTTTGACACCTACTCGTGTGCCTTGGAGATTTACGATAGACATGCCTGCTTCATTACCCTGGTGGAACAATCGTGCCTTAGTAGAATTTTTAGATAACATTGATCGTTACTCACCTCAAGTAGTTAACTTTAGTGATACTTGTTTATCATGGTTATTTAGATATCAAGGTGCTATGACAAGTGGTATGATCTCAGGATTAACAGTAAGTGCTTTTGCTGGTAATCAAATGACATTATCAGGCTTAACTGCCGCTGGTGTTACAAATGGTACTGTGATGTTTTTAGCAAATGATTTGATTCAGATAGGAACAAATCCATATCCTTTTACAGCAGTAAATACAGTAACTGCTACATCGTCTAATACAATTACTTTTGAAGTTAACAGACCAAACTTTTTAACATCATTTAGTGGTCAAGGCATCACAGTTGGTCCTGCTTGTAACTTTAATGTCTTTTGTCCTAACATGCCAACTTACAAACTATTGCCTGGTGCTTATTATAAGTACGATGGCCCAAGTGGCAGCGGCACAATTAATAACGCACGAATAGAATTTACTGATGCGTTTGAACTATACGAATTTACAGGTCAAGCATAACATGCAGAGTATACCACAAGTTGCTAACAATGCTACACAAATAAACAATGCAGAATTTGTAAAGATTACTGTATTCAATGACTATGCTAACATTGCCAATGTAAATGTTTACGCTTTATCAAGTTCATATAAAAATGAAACAATAACTGGTACTACTTACAGTCCAGTTGGTGGCTTGTTAGGTGTTGGTGCACAAAATCGTAACTTACGAGTAACACAAGGCGACACTAACATTACTATATCTGGTATAGATGGTAATAACATTGGTCTTGTACTTGACTCTAAGATAAGAGGTAGTGAAGTAGAAGTTACTAGAGGTTTTTATAACGCAAACTTTATATTAACCAATACTTACCCAAGATTTACTGGTATCATTACTTCATACGCACTTGAACAAGATAGAATAAACGACATAGACAATTACACTATTACATTGTCAGCATCAAGTTATAAAACTGTTTTAGAAAATCGCATTGCTGGAAGAAAAACAAACAAAGAAAGTTGGCGTTTCTTTAATCCAAGTGACGCATCAATGGACAATGTTTATGCCATATCAGGTGTACAATTTGACTTTGGTCAAGACCCTAAAGGTAAGAATGTTGTTCCAGGATCAGGATCAGTTGGTGGTAGTGCTGGTGATGAATTCAATGACTTTATAAGATACGAGAGCAATTAATGAACATAAGATTAGCAAATAAATTTGACTTACCATATTTTATAGAGTCAGTTAAAAAATTACACAACTATGATCACAATCAATGGTCTAGTGATTTAGCCGTAGATGATCTACACATAAACAAATTGTTTCAAACATTAATAAATGGTATGGGCATAGTTTATGTTGCTGAAAAAGACAACAAGCCTGTAGGTATGATCGCAGGTATAATTACACCCTTTATGTGGGCACCTAATGTTAACATGATGTATCAAATATTATTTCATGTAGAGCAAGTTACAAATGCTAAAAAGATTGGTTATAAGTTAATAGAAACATACAACAAAGCAGGCAATGAACTTATGGAAAACAAAAGAATTTATAAATATGCCTTTACAGTAAGCGAGCCAATGTTTGATTTAAATTTAGAAAAGTTTAACTATAATCTAATAGAAAAAACTTGGTTGGTAGGAGCATAACATGCCACAGTTAATTATACCAGTTTTAGCCGCAATAGGAATAACAGGAACAGCAGCAGTCGTAGGTGCTTATGTATTAACTGCCGCAGTAACTCTTGGTGCTACACGCTTAATTACTAAACGAGCACTAAAGAAAGCAATGGCAGGAGGCGAAGGTGGAGGTAGAGTACAAATACCCCCAGCAACAGATAACAAAATACCTGTTGTATATGGATCTGCCTTTCTTGGTGGACCAATCATTGATGCTTTTCTTACATCAGATCAAAAGACAATGTATTATGTCATTGCGCTTGCTGAAAAAACTGACAACGGTACGATATCATATGGTGATATATTTTATGATGGTAAGTTAGTAACACTGGTATCTGATGGAGCAGGCGGCACAACTCGCGTTCAAAGTTTAACTACTAACTCACCTACTCCACAAGTTGATCCAAGAGTAGATGGCAAAATATTTATGTACTTTTACAACAACGGAAGTACAAGCCCTACTAACACTACACTAAATGCTTATGATGTAATGCCATCTTGGACATCAAGCAATTCTATGACTAACTGTGCGTTTGTTATAGTACAAGTTACATATAACACTGACGCTTCTACAACTTCATTGGGCGCTGTTACCGCACAAGTAATTAACACTGAATCAGGACAATCAACTGGTGTTTATAGACCCGGTACAGCAATTTCTGATTACTTACAAAATAGTAGATATGGTTGTGCTGTACCAAGTGCTAAAGTTAATGCTGCATCATTAAGCGCATTAAACACTTATAGTGATCAAACAATTACTTATGTACCAGTTGGTGGTGGATCAGCAACACAAGCAAGATATCGTATTAATGGTCCATTAGATACTGGCACAAATTGTTTAGAAAACTTACAAATACTAGTTGATAGTTGCGACTCTTGGCTACAATACAGTGAACTGTCAGGTGAATGGAAAGTTGTAATCAACAGACCCTACACTGATACACCATTTGTTGTAAATGACAGTAACTTGATTGGTGGTATACAAATAAGTCCATTAGACTTGAACGACACATTCAATGAACTTGAAGTAGCGTATCCAAACTTTAACATTAAAGATCAAGCAGACTACCAAGTACTTGAGTTAGCAGATTACCAAATTGGATTGTTGTCACCAAATGAAGCAATTAACAGACTTAACATTACTTATCCTGTTGTTAACAATGCTGTACAAGCAAAATACTTGGGTGTGCGCAGACTGTTACAGTCACGCGAAGACTTAATAATATCATTTGGTACTGACTTTTCTGGTATCCAAGTAGAAGCAGGTGATGTAATTTCTGTTACTCATGCTACATATGGTTGGGTAAACAAACTGTTTAGAGTATCACAAGTTGCTGAACAAAAAGATTTAGATGGTAATTTAAGCGCACAAATGGTAGCGTTTGAATACAACGCAACAATTTACAACGACAACGCAATTCAAGATTTCGTACCTGCTTATAACACTGGTTTGTTGAACCCTAATGTATTTGACGCTCCAACTGCGCCTATTATTACTGATGGAATAATATCTAACGCATCTACTACAAGTTTCAATGTAACATCTACTGTGCCCTCAAATGGCGCAATCATTTACATGGATTTTAACTATGGTAATTCAAGTAATACGCAACAGCATTTATTATATCGCACAGTTCAACCCGGTCCTGGAACTACCTTTGTTGCTAACAGTAACATTACTATCAATGTAAACGATATACCTGCAGGCAATGTGTATTGGTCTGCTACAGCGCGTAATGACTTTGCTGGTAGACAATCTAACGCAAGTAATGTGTATGTATGGACTGGCCCCGCTGTATCAAATTATAATGGTAACACAGGAGTGGGTGGTATTACTGCTGCTCAGTTACAACCAAATGTTATTGGTCCTAATTCGTTTGGTCCTAATATACAACCAATTAATGTTGTTAACTCGCTACCAAATACTTGCTCTAATTTAACAATAGGATCTACAGTATACTTAACTACTGATGAAAAATTATATATTTGCGATGGTACAAGTTTTAAAGCCGTAGCAAGTAACAACTTAATCACTGGTGAAATCGTAGCATCACAAATTGCCAATGTATTTGGTAACACAATCACTGGTACGATTAGCAACGCTGGCTTTCCAAGTGCTAATTTGATTGGTAACATTGTAGCATCACAAATAACAAGCATTGCTAACACACAAATTACTGGTAACATTGTAGCAAACGCAATTGCTAACACAGGTATTATTGGTGACATCGTATCTTCACAAATTGCTAATGCTGCTATTACAAGTG